GAGCCTGCGAGCTAGGGTCCAGTGCCGTATCTGGGAAGCTCTCTTTGTACCGCTTGTCACGGAGCTGTGACCGCACCTTACGGGAGAACTTCATAGCCAGCGATGCTGAATACGAACAGGCAATGATCTCATGTTTCGGGTTGTTGCCTAAATGCCACGCTGGGTAGTTCACGGACGCGATCAGCGACTTGCCGTGCCGTGGTGGCATGAATAGCATCAGGCGTGGAGACTTCTTGTCCACTACGTCCTGACTGAACTTTTCTAAACGTCGGCAGATGTCTTTGTGAACCCAACCAGCCATATAGTCAGGCTCGTTGTACTCGATATACGGCAGCAGCCTGCGTCGACGGAGGTGGCGTCGCGCAAGCTCTTGTCGGGCTTTATGGATAGTGGCCTGTTGTGGGTCTGCGTCATTACCGTCGAAGTATTTCGCTACCGCTTCTACGCTCAGTAGACCCGTCTGTGATGCTTGGGTCCGCGCTCTCTCACGGGCAGCGTCATCAGCAGGAATAGCAGCAGAAATAATCCTATCGCAATTATGGCAGATGCCAACGGGATAAACAAACAGACTATCGCTATGGACCTTACTACAGGATGGGCAGGTCTTTTTCGCTTCATTAGTTTTCGTCATCTATTAGAATTGCGTCTTCCACATCGTCTTCACGAGTTGGAGTTAACGCCCCTTCGTCCATGCCAATAATTCTGAGCAACGCGTCGTCTGGCATACTTTGCAACTGCTCTTGTGTGGCATTGATTTGAATGTTGACTTGGTTCCTCGGCGTTGGGTCAGGACGTTTAGCTACGTCGTGGAGTTTTACCAAGGAGTCCACCACATTCTTCTTCTCAGTGGCGTTATCGGAAGTCGCAAAAGCGTCCATATACATGGCATGGGCATCTTCGCGGGTGAAATCGACTGCGCGCTTCTGTTCCTTGCGGTACAGTCGGATGGCGTGTTGTATCTTATCAGAGTTGGCAAAACGCTGAATTTTACTCTTATCAATACCGACAGCGTTGCCAGCCGCTGCGTATGTCATACCCGAGCAGTATAGCATAACAAAACGCTGGCTCTGAGTGTCCAGCTTGTCGTGTGCTACACCGAGAAGGTTCATACGCTCCTCGACGGCCTCGTCTGACATATCCGCAATATCTTTGGACGAGGGCAAGGCTTCCTTCAATACGGCTGCTTGCTTGTCACTCAGGGCGCGAGAGCCCGGAACCTTCGTCATGTCCTGTCCTCTACTAGGTTTTTATGAAGTACAGTTATCCACCAGTACAGTGTTGCTTCATCGAGAGGGCCTTTCATCAAGTTAACTCGATTAGCAACTAGTTGTACATTACCAATTTTATACCCCTCAGTCGAGCGTATTCTATCGAGGGACGCATTGAACTCTTTGGAGGCACCCTTATCGTAATGGTGCGTAAGAGGCAAGCCAGACAGAGCGCAGCGGCCCTGTTGTTTTTCCCAGAGCGCATAGACATCATCCACTGTTAGGTCGAAATCCTTATATCCACGGCGCTTTGAGCGGCTTTTTACCTCGGTGTGCATCCTGCGTAGGAACGCTTGGGGTGAGGCGGATATGGTTTCGTTGGTCCGATTAGTGCGACACGAGTTGCAAATCGCCCGCCCCTCGGTAAATGAGGCAGCGGGCAGCGTTTTACGGCACGCTTTACAGTGTTTTGTGTCGCCTTTCATGGTTTATTCCCCGAAATTCTCTTCCATGTAGGCGTTAAACGCTACTTCGACGGTTTCTTGGAACATTTCGGGGTCTAGTTGGGTCTTTTTAGGCGGTATACGGAACAATTTGCGGAACCAACGGTTCAAAAAGAACGAATAATGGCGTTCCGCTACACGGTTCACGCTAATTTTCACTCCTAGATCAATAAAATCGAGGTTTGCGGCGTCAGAAAACTCGTTAAAACTAAGACTGAAGGGTTCTTCTAGCGTATCCTCCAGTAAGCTCTGGCTCGCGCGTATGGTTTTGGCCCAATCCCAAAAAGTACTAGTTTCCGCCGTCACTTCCATGAGTAATACCCTTCCAATCTTTTGGTGCACGCTCGGGGAAGGTGTAATAATACAGCGCTTCGATCTGTTCCCGAGTCATGTCTCCCTTTATTCGGTTCGCACTATAAGAGATAACACGAACGTTGTCGTCTGTGTAGCCTATGTCGTTGTTTATTCTGTCTAAACTTACACTATTTACTCGCGGACCTTGACTTTCCAGCTTCGCATCGGAAGTTGGGTACGCCAATTTGACCCCTGTGATAGGGCAATGTGATGGCATATCCAACTTCGATAGATCCAGACTATACTCACGCCCTACAGCCTTCGCTCGGCGTTTAGCACCTTGGGCGATATAATACAGAACACCATGTTTCTGCATCATATTCGCCCGATTAAGTTCCCGATAAGTGCGCTTCTGCGCCTCGGACATGTCTTTATAGGTGGTCGCCTTGGCCATTTACCCCTCCTGAGGTGGAACGGCACCCGTGACACGCAGGTGCTGCATCAAAACACGCGCATCCCACAAGGCGTTATGGCGAATGGCTTGGTTGAGCATAGTTTCGATCTCCGCACCGCCATCATTACCTGCATCGATTACTTTTTTGAGGTCTTCGTATGGGTTACAACGGCTCATGGCCATCATAAGCGAACCAAGCGGCACCATCTGGCCTGCCCCGGTCAGGAGCGCGCGGTTAAAGTGGATAAAATCCTCTGGCCAATCAGCGATGATCATCGCTTCAGGGTCCGCGATCAGCATCCCCGTTAGACCGTTGGCGAGTTCTTTGCGGCCACCACGGATACGGACCCCCTCTGTACATTTAGTGGCGAGGTTATGGATGACGTTCTCTTCGACCCACGTGCTGTAGGCCTTGTGGAGGCGGTCGGTGGTCCAATAGAACTCGCGGCCATCTGCAGCAACCAGTGCTAGCGAGATAAGATCGCCGTTAAAGTTCGAAAATTCACAATCAAGTGCATAAATCACAGTTCTTCTCCTGTTTCCATTTCATAAATCGCGCGCAGCCAGTTCTCTGCCTGTCTAACATCCTCCGCAGGGTCGCAAGCGAACACCTCATCATCGGCCAGCCGTTCTGCAACTGCCGAAGCTTTAGCACCCTTCTTACCCTTAAGGAACCCCTCACATAAGAGGGCGTTATCGGTGTTTGGCCTAGGGATATACACCCCGTTAAGCTCCAACCGGATTTCAGTAGAGTTGAACGGGACAATCTGTACCAGACCCACGCCCAGAGAGTCCGCAGCGGCGCTTAAGTGTTCTTGTACACCGTAGGGTAGGGATTGGATGTTCTTGGTGGGCTGTCCGCCCATTAGGCTACTTCTCATTTGGGACTCCATATGTGCCTTAAGTATCTGCATGCGCATAGCTTCTGCAGCGTCAGCAGGTGGGCCGCCGACGGTTACGTCGTAGTTATTTTCGTTTCCCAAGGATCTTCTCCCTCTGCTTCTCAAACTCGCAGGCGATATATTTGGCCATACCCCGGACTTCTGAGACATCGACTTCCTCAAATACTTTCTCCGCAGTCGTAGCGCCCATTCTCAACGCTACCTGTTGGTTTGTAGTGGCTTTGGATGGGTCCTTAAGGTACACCGTCCTATTTTCAGGTATCTGTATCATAAGACCCGCGTACATATACACATGGTTAGCGGTTCGTGGGTCACGAGCAGCGTACAAGGTCCGCGTTTTACCCGTCATGGTTTCGAGGTAGGAGCACAGGCCCTGTGTTGTGAAGTTCAGGCGGTAAGTCATGCTGGCGTTGCGGCCAAAACGTCGGATATTAACACCGGATGCTGCCTGCCGGAACGTAGTCATCTAGAAAACCTCCCATCGCTATACCGCCGATTGGCTATAGGGCCAGAGCTAGTAGAATTATGCATGATGATACCACTCCTATGGTAACTTTGAGAATGAAACGCGTTTGCTTACGCCCTTCGTGGTGAGTCGTGGGCCATAAACCGTGGTCAACGATCCAAGGCCCACGGGTCATGGTTTAGGTGCCAGCCTACAAAGTAGCATCTCTGCAAGCCATCCCTGATCTATTTCGTCCGGTCTAACTGTTTCGTCGTGATAAATACCACTAAACATCTGACCGCTAACGTTAGCGCCCCTGCGCACAGGGAACACGGTCGGGTCTCCGTAATAACGGTTCACGTCTCGTGTTATAACAGCATCTGGGGCGCTAACGTTAGGCATGTTACAGGCCGTGCCAGAGCATAAGCCCCATTACCAAGACCACAACGCCGATCACTGCGTAAGCAGTCCCTGACGATCTTCCGGTGAAAAAGTTTTTCATCGTTTCTCTCTCAAATATTGCGGCAACTCACTCCGGCGGAGAGTTACCAAGCTTCGGTCACAGTACATACCGGGGACCAAGGTTATTGTACGCTTCAAACCATTATCTGTATAGATGGTCTGGCGATATACGCCATCACGGTCTGCATACCCTTCCGCGACAGTCACCCCACCCATGCGGCACTCAATCTCAGTGAACTTGGTCATGGGGTCGATGCTAGGCAAACTAAACACCTTGAGATGAATACCTGCGGCGATAAAACCAATAAACATAATCACGCAGAGGATAAACCAGACAATCAGCTGGCTCTGTTGGCGAATAAAGGTACGCGTATTCATCCGATCAGTCTCCCTGTGGTGATAAAGTTTACCGCTACGCATGAGAAGAATACACACATAGCGATGAACACGAACAGCTTAACCCCGAGCCAAGACTCACGGACAATGCCCATGAGCCCTGATTCATCAATAGCGCTCCCGCGCAGATGTTTCGGTAGTCGGGACATCTCGTGGTTCCTCTACTGAAGGGTTTTGGTCCTGATTTCCTTCTACATAATCGTTCGCCCACTCAGCGACTGCGTTAGCGAGGTGGATATCGTCCTCGTCGCTGAAAATATCTTCGTGCTGGTCGGTGATACCAATGATGAAAGACTTCAAGTCGAGATAGGTCAGGCTGTTAATAGCCTCGGCGACAAGAAGAAGGTTTGGGTTAGACATGGCGTTTGTCCTTATAGTTACGCGGCTACGGGCTCGCTGATTTAT